ACACTACATCCTTGAAGATTGATTGGGTTGGACCAAACCAGAATAACTACTCTCTGGTTTCCAAACCGATTACACTCAACGAAACTTGCCCAGACTGCTCGCCGACACCGTTCGTCGTTGATGTTCCTGAACCTGCCAGTCTTGCCATGCTTGGCAGTGGTTTGGTAGGTATGACTGGTGTGTTTTGGTGGCGTCGTCGTAAGGAAGACAACGTTTAACCACTAATCGAATTCTCAACGCGCGGTCCCTCCCCATCCCCGTGCGTTGGGAAAGACAGTGACCCGAATAGGTTTGCCCCCGTTCGGGTCACTGTCGCTCTTTCGGAATAACTTGCCGATTGAGTTAAAAGAGAGTATACGCGGTCCATGTCAAAGGGACCATTTTACACCAAAGATGAAGACGAACTTATCCTGCATCTTATGGGTGAGTTGAAAAATACTCGTTATAGTGGTAAAATTAAAAGATTTGAGTTTATTAGCGAAAGTTATTTACCGCATAGAACTCCAGTAGCTATAAGGCAACGCTGGGAAATTCTAATTGGAAAAAGAATTGATCCCCAAACTATAATAATAAAAGACGTAGCTGATCTATTATCACCAGAACAGCGTAAGCGTTTTAAAGTAAGACTACCAACCTTTAAAAACTATATTGACCCACGTACCGGGCGGAGAGTTTGAATGCCGCGCCACATCCACGTTCATTTGCACGATGCTGCTACTGGCATAAAACGTCCGCCATCGTCTGTTATTAAGCCAACACCAAATGCACCACACAATCCACCAAAAAATACCTCAGGTATTAAACCCGTTAAAGCTTCTGCTGGGGTCATTAAAAGCGCACCACATGCCGCTGTTAAAGGGGTACATCTGTTAACTAAGGGCGTTGAAGGACTGAATAAAGCAATTCGTAAGACTGGTGAGATATCGGAGAGCAAGATATGATGGAACTAACCAATATAGTTTGTGTGATATCAAGACTTTATGATGGGGATGATAGTCCGCCTGCTGATTATGTGCGTGCAGTAGCTGGTAAATTTGAAGCAGTTATTACTAAGATTAATGATGATGATTGTGAAGAGGTGGTGCTTGGTTGTTTTGATGATAGCAAATCTGCTATCCATGCTATATGGAAATTTAATCACCAAGAACAATTTCTAAATTGGTGGGATCATCGTACTGGAAGAATGCAATGACCAAGCACATCCACGTTCATTTGCATGATAGCAAAGATGGTGGTACTTCTACCGAAAGAAAGTCGGGAGGAGTAACAACTTGGGGTGGTGCCGATCCCAAGAAAATTGTACCTAAGTCACCGATAGACCAGTTCTATAAGAGTAAAGATGGTGGGCCGGGTTCGGGACCACCTAAAGGTGGTGGACAACAACATCCTGAGATGCGGCCATCAAATCAACAAATTGCACAGCATGTAAAAGCTGGTGGTACTCCCGAGAATGTTCACCATTACGAATACAATAAAAAGGGTGAACGTGTTCCTATCTATAAAGACGCTGGTACCAGTGAAGGTGCTAAGAAAGCAGCCGAGACACGTAAAGCACATGGGGGTGGTGCTTCACCACAACGACCGATATTTAATGCGGCACACCACTATGAACAATCTGAGAAACACTCTAACACGGCTAAATCACTTGCTAAAGGAGGTACCAAAGAACATAACAGAGCAGCAGAATTGCATAACCACGCATCCAGATTGCATAAACAAGCTACAGAAACTGGACAACCGGAACACGTAGCGGCCGCAAAGACTGCTGCGAATAGAGCTAATGCTGCCTCAAGAAAATTGGGGCATGTATCTCATAGTTTCACTGGAAGGGATGGTGGACCAGGCAGTGGTCCTCAGAAGGGTAGCCAGGTAATTAAACCAGTTTCAAGTACCACTGAGGAACAAGCACACCAACAAAGAATCAAAACTGCTCATGCTTTAGGTGTAGAGCCAGAACACATGTATCCGAAGCACAAGCGCCGGTTTAGCGATCCTAGACTATCATGAACCCCACCGGCTTCGCCGATGCATTAGCGTCCACTCTGACGCAAGATATCTGGCGATCCAAAGCACAACGTCGTGCCGAGGCTAAGCATTTTCAAAAGGTTACGTTAGCAGAAAAATGGTACTCTATTCAATTAAGAAAGATTGCCCGGCACGTAGGAGAGATAATTAGCCACTACAAAATTGGTGATCCAGCAGTTGTACCAGAAGTAACTAATATTTTATCAAACTATGCCAGTATTATTCGACCATGGGCCAAAGCTACTGGTAATAGAATGATTGCCGAAGTAGAGCGCCGAGACTACCAAGCGTGGAAACGCACCAGTCAGAAGATGTCTAGGGACCTGCACAAAGAAATTGTCGATGCCCCAATTGGTGAAGTTATTCGTAAATTGCAAAACGACCAGGTAGAGTTAATCACCAGCATTCCGTTAGAGGCGGCAGAGCGTGTACAGAAGTTAACACAGGAATATGCGGTAGCTGGTAGAAGATATGAAGACTTAGTACCAATGATTATGAATACGACAGGAGTTAGTTTGTCAAAGGCCACATTGATAGCGCGTACTGAAACTGCCAAAGCTGCCAGTTCTATTGTACAAGCTAGAGCTTTGCACATTGGATCCGATGGTTATGTCTGGCATACAGTGCAAGATATCTATGTACGAAAAGCCCATCGCCAACTTAATGGTAGTTTACAAAAGTGGTCAGACCCACCTATTGCTGAAGAGAACGGCGAGCGCCATCATCCTGGTAATTTTCCTAATTGTCGGTGCTGGGCAGAACCAATACTGCCTGATGTTATTGTGTAGAGCTTCTGTCCCGCATTGGTTTTCCTGTTCACCAGTGTAGGTTGATGGGGGAGGCAATGACGGACCAGAAACGCACCTTTCTGGTCCGTTATCCTCAACTAAAAGGGAATTTGTAAATGTCAGATGACAAGCCAGCACTAAATCCCCCAACATTTGTTTGGGGACAGGCATCACCCAGAACTCCTATACCGGTAATGATTATTGGTTTAGATGACGATGGTGTACCAGTTATACCTGCTGGTCCTCTTGGTGTTGAGCCGACACTGCCAGATATAGATCACACGCCGACATTAAACCCACCAACGTTTTTATGGGGTGCAGGCACTACGTCACTTATGACGGCTTCTCCTGTTATGCTGGTAGGTGTTGACTCTGAAGGTATGCCTTACGTTGTTGACCCTGGTAGAGGTGTAGTAGACGGGTCTAATGCAGCGCCGGGTATGATTGGTGAGTATCTTGTATCGTCAAATACTACTGGTATTCAATTAACTACATTGCTCCCCGCAGCAATCTGTCAGATCGAATTGACACCTGGTGACTGGGATGTCTGGGGAACGGTTGATTTTCTGCCAGATAGTAATAAAAGTCCTAACACCATTTGTGCTAGTATTAGTACGCACTCCGACGCACTACCAACTGATGAAGATTTGTACACGGGCATTGGTATCATGACTATGTTTTGGACGCCGGCACTAACCTCTGGTGAACGTCAGGTATTGATGACGGGACAGTGCCGTGCCAATATTACAGAACCGCTAACACTGTATTGTGTGGGACAAACAGCTTTCTCTGGTGGTGGCACTGTCCTTGCCAAAGGTTATATTTCTGCCAGGCGAGTGCGTTAAATGGTTCGGCCCCCATTAACAAAGCTTCAGGTAGCCGCAGTCGAACAACTGGCAGCGGAGGGATTAACCATTCGGCAGACTGCCGATAAACTTGGTGCTACATATCACCAGGTTAATTATGTTCGTAAAAAGCTGGAGATTACTTTTACATTGGGAAAATACACGTCTGAAACAAATGACGCCAGAATTCGTAAGAAGTGGGAAAGAATTTTACCAGAGCTAAAATTCAATCTTCTACAGGACATCGCAAAGATCAATTAAGCAGAAATCCTGACGTTCCATATAAAATTCTTTTGACAAGAGTAAGTTTGGAGGCGCATAACCGGTGGTGACAATCGTTGCCTCCAGGCACACATGCGCTTTTACACAACCGAAGAACTGGGTCCGTCACAATCGTTGACGCCCGAAGGCTTTCTGGTTGTAAGAAACGCTCCTCTAGCCCGTACTGGGCACCAGCTTTATTCCGATAAAGAATTGCCGCTCACTGGTGACAGTGACGGGCACATTATTATTGAACGTCTCCCAGAAGAAGTATTTCGTGACCAAACAGTAAATTCGTTTCATGGTAAACCGGTAACTTTAGATCATCCAGACACCGATGTAAATCCAGAAAACTGGAAACATCTGGCTGTAGGTTATGTACTAAATCCGCGTCGTGGTAATGGGGTATTAAATCATCTGCTGTTGGGTGATTTGGTTATTACCGATGCCCGAGCCATCAAGGCTGTTCGCGATAGTGATTTGCGCGAGTTAAGCGCTGGTTACGATGCCGAGTACGAACAAACTGCTGATGGGCATGGTAAACAACGCAATATCGTCGCTAATCATGTGGCGCTGGTAAGCGATGGACGATGTGGTGTGTTGTGTCGTATTGGTGATTCGCGTCCCACCTGGAAAACCCGTGATAGTGCCGTCAATATAAAACCACCATCACGCCGGATTCATCTGCATGTACATCTTTAAGGAGTCCAGATAAATGGCTCAGTCCTTTATGGATCGAATTCTTCGCCGCGCACAAACTGCCACGTCTGATGCCGATCTTGAACGCCTTAAAGACGAGATGGAAGGTAAAGTCCCATCGGATTTGATGAATGGTGATAATGGGAACGGTGACATGGACGATGATGGCAACGACGGTATTCACATGCATGTTCATCTTCCCGGTAACGGTAATGGTAACGGGAATGGTGCGGCTGCTGAGGAATCCATGATGGAACAAGACCAAGGCGAACCCGATTTGCCTGGGGGTGATATTGCCGACTTGGCAGCACGTCTGGCTGCTCTGGAACAAAAAGTTGCTGAATTGATGGATGGTGACGAAGGCGAAGTTGAACTACAAAATCCTGGTGATGCACAAGACGCCAAACGTTATATCATGCGTCGTGGTTCACGGTTGAAGGCGCATGACGAAGAGGAAATTCCTATCCCCGAGAGATTGCTTGAAATGATTGGTGAAACCGATCTACCAGGACTTGAAGACCTGGACGGGCGTACTGCAAAGGCGGGTGATAAACGTACTACCGATAGTGTCCATCAGGAAACTCTCTGGCAAGAGACTATGGCTAAGGGCGAAATCATCGTACCTGGCATTCGTATCCCCACCTTTGACAGCCGGGTAAAACCAACAACTACCGCACAACGTCTTTGTTCGTTTCGCCGCCAGACCTTGGACGCGGCGCTCGAACAAGATGGAGCGCGAGACATTCTTTCTGGATTGGTGGGCATAAAGACTAAAGACCAAGTAAAAACTCTGGCGTGCGATACCTTAAAGATGGCATTTGAAGCAACAGCAAATGCTATGGGCGCGCAGCGTAACAACGAGTTTGTCCGCTCCAGTGTTGCTGATTCATTGCCAGGTTATCGTGCGCCTACGAAGAATGGTCCGACAACGCTGGGTGATATTCAGCGTC